CCGAATTACAGGGCGGCGCGACAGTCGCCCGTAAGGATTTAACCGTGCGCATGTCATATGAAGTCACTGAGATGGGTAACGAGTACGGCGAAGACGTTCAGCGTATCAGTGGTGTTTATTCTCCGATCGCCGGAGATGAATCGGAGTACCTCACCCGCACAACCAAATGGCAGTTGGTTGCTAAAGAAAAGCCAGCGGCTGCGGGCGGTGGTTTTGGTTTTGATCCCCCTTGGAGTTCTGTCAATAACTGTACGGAGGCACGGAGGACGATTAACGGAAATGAGAAAAAAGTCCGGTCGGTGATGGCAGATTTACGGTCAACCGGCAGAGAAATAAGCCAGGAACAGGCCGGAAAATTGATAAGTGGATCAGGAATTGTGATAGACGGCCGGGAAATTACCCTGCTGCCAGATGGTCAGCTGCGGTACCGAGCCGGTACAACGGAAAAATATGAGCGGTACCGGGAGAAATCTGCGTCGATATTGGCGCGTGTTGAGAAAATGAGGCAAAAAGACAATGGCAATTAAAATTGAAGTAACGACAGATTTAATTCTGAGTTTGTACAATCGGCTGAATAGTTTATTTCAGTGGCAAAATCGCTGGCATGAGCAACGTTTTCAGCGTGCCCGTATTTTGCATAAAGGCCGTGAGATTGGGGCAGATTATTATTTTGCACTTGAAGCGATACTTGATGCCTGTCTTACCGGGCGAAATAAAATATTTATAGAGTATAAATCACCAGATCCTGAAGATGATTTTATTTCCAATGTTGCTCAATACATCGGATTTTTTTTGGGACGTAAGGTTAAGCCAGAAACCAGAACAATTATACTGAGCAACGGAGCCAAACTAAGGTTTTATCCAGATAGCGCCAGTTCATGGGCTGGACTGAGTGGCGATGTCTATTTATCAGAATGGGCATATTTTTCTGACTCATGGAGTGCCATTCAAGCAGCAAGTGCAATGACTGCAAATGTGAAATGGCGATTAACATTGTATTCATCAATTGATGATTTTGCCCCGGGCAAGGATATAAAATTCGGCGGGGACAGGTGGTACCACGATTCAGTACCGTTTCTGCCTCACGAGTGTACAGTGCGACACTGTGAGAAAATTTCCGATATACGCTCGTATCAGTCGGATAGTCATTTCCGGCAGGTAGTTTTGTGTCAGTTGCCGAAAGGGAGTAAACCATTATGACAATTAAAAACGATGACCCACGGCACTATTTTATGGTGACGCTTAACTTTTTACTAAATGGAAACTTTGGCTACTCAAATCTGTTGTCATCAAATAGCAGACCGTCAGACCAAGTTATTCTGGACTTTGACGCGCGTCGGTCAATTATTGACGATTTCAAAAGAAATAATCCAAGATATGTTAACCCGCTGATTGTGAACGTGTCATATATTGGGTATGAAAGGCCGTCAGTGATGCAGGGGCCGAATGGCGAGATACAGTAAAAACACAACACCAGAACCGCCGAAACCGGCGGTTTTTCCTCACCTCCGGACTGCCGCACAAATCCATGCAGAAACCACCCAAAACCGCATAAACGGAAAAGGATCACTATAGCCGCGCAGCCCCATATCAGGCGGGGTTCAGAAGATCTCTTGCGGGTGCATGAAAAGCGGTGCATTTAGTGGGCAGGCGTGGCGGGGCTACGATTGCGCGGCGGCATGTTTGTTCGCTTCCCGGTTGTCGCAAATTTCCCGGGCGTAGCGGCGTTAAAAGCAAAAAGAGGTGGTACGGGTTATCTTTTTTCAGGTCGTCACACGGTGCGATACAGGCGGCATTACGGATGGTTTTAGCGGGGCTAAATCCGGCAGATTCGTATTCCGGCAGCGGGTTTAGTATAATATCGTGGGGCGCTATTATTATTGGTACCGCCGATCTTCATCATGTACGGACGTAAAAAAACCGCCTGGCGGCGGTTCCTGTTTTTATATTGTGATTAATCATCCGGCAGCCGGTAATCCTCAAACCGGATCACCTCCTGACCGCACCAGTCATTAAGTTGTTTCATCTTGGCCTGTAGCGGCATCAGTTCATTGCGGACAAACACCTTTGCTGCCTTTTCCACATCACCGAAGCCGCCGGTGTTCTGCGGCAGGATGCCCATCAGTTGCGGCGGTACGCGGTGAGCGGCCAGCATGTCATCACGACTGACGTTTTTGATGTTCAGAAATTCATCCTTGGCGGCGACTTCACTGAGCGGCATGATCTGAATGCCGTCTTTCTTCCCGTTCGGGGCATACAGAAACAGGTTGCGGAAGTTGCCGGGTCCTTTGCTGCTGCGTACCGCTTTACGGATGTTGTCGATATCGCCCGGTGTCTGTGACGAATCACTGATGTACATAATGTACCCGGCGTGACTGCCGTTGAGGTAATACCGGCGGCGGAACAGTGTGGCGGATTCGTTGAGCAGGGTTGACGGCAGCGCGGCCAGATATTCAGGCAGGCCGTACAGTTCCTGATTCACATCCGGTTCAATCAGGTGAAACACCGCACCGGGTTCAAACGGGTACGGTTCGCTTTCATAGCCGTATTTGGTGAACCAGTACTGATCCCCGTCAATCCCGCGCCGGGTGTATTTGGCCGGGGCGTGGTCAAACCGCAGAATGCCGCCGAGGCGGTTGTAACGCGTTTCAACGTAGGCGTTGCCGAACATCAGAAAATCCAGCGCGAAGCTGTCAAAGTTTTTGCGGTCTAACAGCGGGTGAGGAATAAAGGTGCTGGTCAGTATGTTACGTTTCACATAGATTGCGCTGCTGTGATGCGGTGCTGCCCGGAACGCTTTGGACAGCCCGTTAAAACTGAGCGGCGGTTCATACCAGTGTTCCATCCGGACACACTCCAGGTAATCATAAATCTCGCGGCTGTCGAGCACCGAAACCGGCTCACCGAACGTGAACGCTTCCACGCCGCCGGTATTCTGTTGTTTATGCTGTTTGTTTTTATTTCTGCGGCTCATCAGTAAAGCTCCACGATATTATGATGTTGGGTGTTGTCACCCGTGATAGGTTCGTTGTACAGGGCATGCATCGCAGCCCAGGCGAGATCCGCATGGCTGGCATCCTCGCTGCGGCTGGCTTCATAGGTCGGGCGGTTGCCGCTGGCGGTGGTTGAGCGGCGGATAGACATAAACGACTGAATGACATCCCGATCGCCTGCATCAAATTCCAGCCGTCCGCTGTTGATGACATCCCATGCTTTCAGCACCAGGGCGTTTTTTACCGCCGGGTTATAGACGAACTCCCGCACCTGCGGGAAAAACTCCTGCACCGATTTGTAAACACCGTGGCCGATCCCGGTACTGTCGATACCGATGTATTCCACGTTGTAACGTTCAGTCAGTTGTTTGATGGCTTCCGCCTGAGCGCGGAAATCCATCCCGCGCCACTGGTGACGCTCAAGGATGCGGAACGCGCCGCCGAACATCACCGGCGGTGCAATCACCACACACCCGGCACTGTCGCCGCCCTCGGTGCCTTTGGCCGGGTCATAACCAATCCAGACCGGCCGGTGACCGTATGGCCGGTACAGTTCCGGCTGAAAGTCCTCCCACACATCCCATGAATCGACCAGGCAACTTTGCATCAGTTCCAGCGAAAAAATGGACGCAATATCATCCACAAAGTCACACATCAGCAGGTTCTGATATTCATCCGGGCTGTATTCAAGGCGCAGTTGTGCGATATCGAACAGGTCACAGCCGCCGCGCACCGCATCTTCAACGGTGACAATCTGCCGCCACTGACCATCCTCACACAGCCGCCCGTCACGGAGTGCCGCATGACTGATATCAATATCCACGTGATCCGCTTTGGCACGGCCCCGGTTAAACAGTTTTCCTGACCAGAACGGGTATGCGCTGTGGGTCAGGCTTGACGGTGTGGAAAAATAGGTCTGCCGCCATTTTTTGTGCATCGCCATGCCGGAGGCGACTTTGCGCAGTTCCTGAAATTTCGGTATCCAGAAATATTCATCCAGGTAAAGATTGCCGTGATAACTTTGTGCGGTCCGGGCATTGGTACCGAGGAAATACAGGGTGGCACCGTTCGGCAGGACAATCGGGTCGCCTTTCAGGTCAACATCGACCTCGCGGGCAATCTCAATGATGTACTGTTTGAATACATGCGCCTGTGCCTTACTGGCGGAAAGAAAAATCTGATTGCGTCCGGTCAGCAGCGCGTCCATAAACGCTTCACGGGCGAAATAATATGTCGCCCCTATCTGGCGGGATTTGAGGATATCGCGGATGCGGTTCTGTGCCCCGGCGCGGTACCAGTTTTTCTGATACTCAAACATGTTCCCCGTGAAAATCTGTTCCAGCTTTTCGATCTGTTCGTCGCTGAACACATTTTTTTCCGGGGCCCTGCGTTCACCGGCGTTACGGTTCGCCAGTTTCGGGTTGAGATCGGTCTCATTGCCGCCGTTCTGATAGCGCCGGATTTTGGCGGCACGCTCCAGCTGACGGCCTAACAGGTCAATCTCTTTGTAATCCTTTCCCTCTTTGCTTTCTTTGGCGATAAGCTGGCACAGCCGCGCTTCAATAGTGAACTCCACCCGGTCAAAAGGCGTGATGTCGTCCCACTGGTCGCGGCGCTTCCAGCTGTGAATCGTTGAGGCTTTCTCACCCAGCATTTCCGCGATCCGTGCAATACGGTAGCCGCTGAAATACAGGTGCATGGCCTTTTTGCGTGAGTCAAATACGGTTATCGTTTCCATGCCGCCAGATTACTGGCCGCACTTCCCCCGCGCCCTGCCGTTCTGTTGTATACCCCCGGCGTACAACAGCCTTTCATTGTTTCCGCAGCAATTCACCGGAACCATAGCCCCATCATTACTGACAATCCCGTCCTGACTGATGGAGTCATTCACATGACAGTAAAATCAAAGCCGGTGCGTATCTGCACAGAGGGTGCCACCACTGACGGCCGCACCGTACAGCGCAGCTGGCTGACCGATATCGAAAAAAACTACGACCCGAACGTCTACGGGGCGCGCATTAATATTGATCACCTCAACATGTCCTACATGCCGCGCCTGGGGGATGTCGAATCGGTGTATACCGAAGAAATCAAAGACGGTGCCCTGAAAGGGAAATTAGCCCTGTATGCCACGCTGAAACCCACTGACGACCTGATCGAAATGAATAAAAAGCGTCAGAAGGTGTACACCTCTGCTGAAATCGCCCCGAAATTTGCGGACACCGGCGCCGCCTACCTTGTCGGACTGGCAGTGACGGATAACCCGGCCAGTCTTGGCACGCAGATGCTGCAATTCAGTCAGGGCGGCGGGGAAAGCCCGTTCGCGGGTCGCAAACAGTCGAAAGACAACGTGATCACCCTGGCGGAAGAAACCGTTATCGAATTCACCGGCGACAAGCCGGAAGAACCGAAAACCCCGTCACTGTTCGCCCGCATCACCGAAGTACTGACCGGCAAAGGTAAGCAGGATGATGCCCGTTTTCATGATGTGCATCAGAGCGTTGAGCTGATCGCCAAAGCCGTCGAAACCCTTCAGACAGATGTTGCCGGGCTGAAAAAAAACACGCTTACGGTGGATGCACCGGAAGACCCGGCGGAACTGGCCGCGCTGAAAAAAGAACTCAGTGAGCTGAAAGAGCAACTGAGCAAACAGGATAACAGCGGTCAGAAACGCCCGGTGTCACTCGGCAACAACGGCACACAGCCGGAAGAACTGCTGACGGACTGCTGATCCCGGCCTCACCAAATTTGAGAAAGAGAACATGAAAAAAGAGACCCGCTTTAAATTTAACGACTACCTGATGCGACTGTCTGCACTGTATGAAGTGCCGGTTGAGGAACTGACCAGCAAGGTTGAAATCACCCCGTCAGTCGCACAGACGCTGGAAGATAATGTTCAGCAGTCTGCGGCATTCCTCGGCTTTGTAAATATTGTCCCGGTTCCGGAAAAAACCGGTCAGGTTATCGGGCTGGGTGTCGGCTCAAGCATTGCCGGTACCACGGACACCACAAAAGAAGATCGCGAAGCGACTGACCCGTCTGAAATGACAGATATTAAGTACGAATGTCAGCAGACCAACTATGACACCGCGCTGACCTACCAGAAACTGGATCTGTGGGCGAAGTTCAAAGATTTTCAGCTGCGCATCCGTAATGCCATCATCCGCCGTCAGGCACTTGACCGCATTATGATTGGCTTTAACGGTACACACCGCGCCAAAACATCCGACCGCGCCGCAAACAAGATGCTGGAAGACGTCAATATCGGCTGGCTGCAAAAAGTCCGCACTGATGCAGAAGCGCATGTGATCAGTGATGTCAGAGACGATGCCGGTAACGTGATTTCTGCCGTGATCCGCGTGGGTAAAGACGGTGATTTCAATAACCTTGACGCACTGGTGATGAGCGCTGTTGATGAGGTTATCGACGAAGAGTACCGCGATGACACTGAACTGGTGGTTATCTGCGGGCGCAAACTGTTGTCCGACAAATATTTCCCGCTGGTTAACAAAGAGCAGGAAAACAGTGAAAAACTGGCCGCTGATCTGATTATCAGCCAGAAACGCATCGGCGGGTTACAGGCCGTGCGTGCGCCGTATTTCCCGGAAAACGCCCTGTTTATCACCCGTCTGGATAACCTGTCTATTTACTGGCAGAGCGAAACCCGCCGCCGCCACATCATCGACAACCCGAAACGTGACCGGATTGAGAACTACGAATCCGTTAATGAGGCCTATGTTGTTGAGGATTATCGCGGAACCGCGCTGATCGAAAACATTCAGATGCAGAACGGCACCCAAAAGCCAGACGCGCCGGACACGCCGGACACCGGTGATACCGGCAAAGAGGGCGGCGAATAATGGGCGGCAGTATTTTCCGCCGTCATGTGATGCGGGTCAGTGCGCAGCAGGATGCACAGCAGCGCAACCCGCAGACACAGACCGGCACGGCTTACACACAGATGACACTGATGATGAACGCTGACCGCCGCAGGCTGAAGCGCATCCAGTCATTTGAGCGCAAAGCTGCTGTGAAGCGGGAAATGCTGCCGAATTACGCGCCGTGGGTCGGCGGCATTCTGGCTTCCGGCAGAGGACAGCAGGACGATGTACTGATGCGCGTGATGCTCTGGCGGATTGATGCCGGAGACTTTCACGGCGCACTGGATATTGCAGACTACGCCCTGCGCCACGGTCTGCAAATGCCGGAAAATCACACCCGGACAACCGGATGTGCGGTCGCAGAAGAAATCGCACAAATGGCGGAAAAGCTGTACGCCGCCAAAACCCCGGTACCGCTGGATGTGCTGACCCGAACCCTGAACCTGACCGGCGAAGAAGACATGCCGGATCAGGTCCGGGCAAATCTCCTGAAATGGCTGGGCTATGCACAGCGTGATCACGGGTATTTACAGCCTGCAACCTGTTCATGGCTGCGGGCGCTTGAATTGTATGACCGTGTCGGCGTTAAGCAGGATTTGCGCCAGCTGGAAAAGCTGATCGCCAGACAGCAGGAAGAACGCGACGCGGCACAACTGAACGAGCCACAGCGCCGGGGCGGCACAGCGGAGCAGCCGACCGGCTTATCCGCTGTCCACCGCCCACCTTTTACGGGGTAACCGATGGACTTCACATCAGACAAAACCACTGACATACCGGACGAAACACTCAGCAGCGGGGATTTTTTCCCGGATATCAGTCTGCGTCATTATCAGCAGTCCATGCTGACGGACGGCAAAGTCACCACAGAACGGCTGCGGCATGCACTGGTCAACGCCATAACTGAAGTCAACCGCGAGCTGGCGGGCTGGCAACAGTCACAGATTGCCGCCGGATTCAGCTTACTGGAAGCCGTACCGGCCGACCACATCAATAACGACAGTGAACTGATGCTGCTTTACCGCCGGGCGGTATACAGCGGGGCAAAAGCGACACTGACAGAGCGTTACCGCGACACTGACACCACAGACAGCGGCGAAAAGAAAGCCGCCGCCCTGAGTGAAACGGTGGATGACCTGCACCGTGATATGCAGTGGGCTATCCAGCGTATCAAAGGTGAATCGCACAACATCTGTGAACTGATATGAATGTCTTTGCGTTGCAGGGTGAAACCCTTGATGCCCTGTGCTTCCGGGTGCTCGGACAGACGGCCGGTGTCGTTGAACGGACACTGGAACTGAACCCCGGGCTTGCCGGTCACGGTGCCGTGTTACCGCACGGAACACCGGTTGAACTGCCGGATGTGACGGAGCAGCCGCAAAAAACAATGATCCGGCTTTGGGATTAATAACACCTCCACAAAGGGGGATGGGTATGAAAACGATGAAAGAACACTGGGCTGACATTCTCGACACACTCAAAAACGCCTGGCCGCAGCTGTCCGGCGTGGCGATAGCCATTTTTATCCGCTATGCCTGCCTGATTTATGACGGCGACACCCGTAAAAACAAGTGGGCTGAATGCCTGCTGTGCGGTGCGCTGTCATGGGCGATTATCAGCGGCGCGGAGTTTATCGGTATTCCGAACGGTGCCTCCGGCATGATCGGCGGCGCGGTCGGGTTTTTAGGTGTTGAGAAGATACGCGACATTGCACACCGCATGATTAATAAACGACTGGGAGACTGATTCATGTCACGAGGTATCCGAAATAATAATCCGGGCAATATCCGGCACAGTAAATCGAAATGGCAGGGTTTGGCCGGTGTACAGACTGACAGTCAGTTTTGTACGTTTATTGCGCCGGAGTACGGCATTCGTGCCCTGATGAAACTGTTACGCACCTACTCAAAATATCAGGGTAAGCCGGGCACGGGATGCGGGAAAATTGATACCGTGGAAGAGATTATCGAACGCTGGGCACCGGCTGCGGATAATAATCACACGGAAAACTATATTACCCGTGTCTGCAAAGAGACCGGCTTCCGCCGTGATGCCTGTTTAGACCTGCACGACAAAGACACCGCTGTCGCGATGGCAAAGGCCATCATTCAGGTTGAAAACGCCTCGCAGCCTTATGCTGCTGATGTATTTGAAAAGGCGTACGCACTGTTATGACCACCAAAGCCCGCATTATCTCGCTGCTGTTCAGCCTGCTTATTGCGGGCTTATTATCATTCAGCCTGAAGCATTACTACGACAAAGCCGGACAGCTGGCCGGTGAAAACGCCGCGCTGAAAAAAGACCTCGACCGGCAGGCCGGGATTATCGCCGCGCAGTCATTTGAATTTAACCGCTTTAACCGGATAGCGCAGGCGGCAACGCAGAATAACATCACGCTGCGTGCCGCCTCGGAGGAGCGCCAGATTGAATACCGCACCATTCTTAAAAACACTCCGACCTGTGGTCTGCCTGTTCCTCGCGCTGTTTCTGACGGCCTGCTCCGCGACACGCACCGTCTACGTGCCCGCACAATGCACCCCGCTGCCGGACTCACTGACAAAACCGGTGCCGCCGTCCCTGCCGCCCGGACTCTGACGTACTGCGAACTGCCGTTGTGGATTGATTTGCTGATCGCGGATCTGGATGAGGCAAACACGCAACTGGACGGCATCCGTGCCGCCGAAAAGGCAAGACAGCATGAACAAACTCAACAGCATTAAAGACACTCTGTGCCGGAAGATTCCATACCTGAAAGAGAACCCGGAAAAACTGTATCTGTTCGTGGATGACGGCGGCATTTTTGCCACTAATGAACCGTCACTGTCCTACGAATACATTTACAGCCTGAATATTATTCTCGAAGCCTTTCCCGGTGATCAGAATATTGTGTTTGCCGTGGTGGTTGAATGGGTGAAGCAGCATCAGCCGGATATTCTGGCCAACCCGGACAAGCGCGCCAATGGCATCCGCTTTGAGGCGGACATTCTCAATAACCAGACCGCGAATATCAGTATTGATCTGAAGCTGACAGAGCGGATTATTGTCTCTGTGCAGGACGGTAAATATCACGTTGAAGCTGTGCCGGAGCCGGAAAATCCGATGGACAGCTGGGAATACCTGAATGTCAGAAAATAGTCTTGATGCCCTGAACCATGAGCTGGCCGGGCTGCTGGCCCGGGTCAGTCCGGCTGAACGGAAAAAACTGTCACGGGCGATTGTCCGTGAGCTGCGCAAAAGCCAGATAGCCCGCATCCGTGAACAGAAAAACCCGGACGGCAGCGCCTATACCCGGCGTAAAGCGCAGTTTATTACCGTGCAGCGGGAGATGCGTTTTATCTGGCGCGGGCGCGAACGGCGGCTGAAGAACTGGCAGCAGAACAAGCGACTGATCACCGGCACTGACATTGATAAGAATGCGCAGCGCTCATTCCGCAAGGGTGATATTCAGCGGTTCACAGCCATTAAAAAAGACCGGATAAAGGTCAAAGGCAAAAGCAAACAGACCCGCATGTTTAAACGCCTGGCAACCGTCCGTTATATGCGCGTGTTCTCCAGTGAAAACGAGGCGGCGATCTTCTTTGCCCCTGCCGCCGCTAACATTGCTGCAGTACACCAGTTCGGTCAGAAAGAACGGTTACGCAACCTTGATATTCAGTACCCGCAGCGTGAACTGCTGGGCTTTTCGCCTGATGATACCCGCAGGATTGAAGCGGCTATTATCGACTTCCTCGCATCCTGATGTTGTATCAGCCTGACATACAACACTGAGCCGGTGCATTAATCCCCGGTTCGGTGGCAGGCTGTCCCCATGAGCGCAAATACCCAAATCGCGGAACTCCTCCGCCTGATCAGAAATATTATCCGAACCGGCGTTGTCACCGCTGTTAAGGCCGGTCGCGGCTGTCGTGTGCAGACCGGCGATCTGGAAACAGACTGGTTGCCGGTCGTGACACTGCGTGCCGGAACCGCCCGCAGCAGCTGGATGCCGTCTGTCGGTGAACAGGTGGTGATCCTGTCTGTCGGCGGCGAACTGACCACGGCGGTTGTAATGCCCGGGCTTTTTTCTGATGAGTATGACGAGCCGACCGGCTCATTGACGGCAAACCACGTTACCTACCCGGACGGCGCGGTGATCGAATACGAACCGGCGACCGGCGCACTGAAAGTGACCGGCATCAAAACCGCACTGATCGACGCCGCCAACAGTATTACCGCCACGTCACCGGTTGTTATCGTCAATGCCAGTGAAAATATCCGGCTTATCACCCCGACGGTTATCTGCTCTGACAACCTGACCTGCGCCACGCTGAATGTGATGAAAGGCGGCGAGATGTCCGGCAGTTTTAAACACACCGGCGGGACATTCTCCTCAAACGGCGTGGTGATTGATAAACATGACCACGGCGGCGTAGAGCGCGGCGGAAGCCGGACGGATGGTCCGCAATGAAATATTACGGATTTAATGCCCTGACCGGCAGCGGTATCACGGATATTGAGCATCTCCGCCAGTCGGTGCGTGACATTCTGACAACTCCAATCGGTTCCCGTATTGCCCGGCGCACCTACGGTTCACTGCTGTTCCGCCTGACTGATCAGCCGGATAACAAAGCGCTGCGGCTGCAATTGATGTCTGCCTGCTATTCCGCCCTGCTGCGCTGGGAGCCGCGGATTCAGATCCAGCAACTGACAATTTCATCCCCGCAGCCGGCCAGCATTGTGATCGACCTGTCCGGGGTGTACGCCGGAACCGGCCAGCCGTTTTCCTTTTCCGTGCCACTGAGGTAATCATGCCAACCATCGACATCAGCCAGTTACCGCCGCCGGACGTGATCGAAACGTTAGATTTCGAACAAATTTTCACTGAGCGTAAAGCCGCATTGCTGGCCTCTCTGCCGGAAGAACTGCGAACGCCGGTCGCCCGTGTGCTGCAACTGGAATCCGAGCCGCTGACCAAACTGTTACAGGAAAATGCTTACCGGGAAATGCTGCTGCGCCAGCGGGTCAATGAAGCCGCCCGCGCCTGTATGGTGGCTTATGCCTACAGGGCGGATTTGGATCAGCTGGGCGCGAACAACAACGTACCACGGCTGGTTATCCGGGAGGCTGACGACACCGTGATCCCGCCACTGCCGGCCGTTTATGAATCCGATGCTGATTTCCGGATGCGTATTCCGCAGGCATTTGAGGGGATGAGCGTTGCCGGGCCGGTCGGCGCTTATGTTTTTCATGCACGCAGCGCTTCCGGACTGGTCGCGGATGCCTCGGCAATCAGTCCGGAGCCTGCCTGTGTGACCGTCAGCGTGCTGTCACGCGAGGGAGACGGCACGGCACCGGCGGAACTGCTGACCCTCGTTGATAAGGCGCTGAATGATGAGAATGTGCGCCCGGTAGCTGACCGCGTGACCGTGAAATCCGTTGAGATAATCAATTACACCATTGATGCGGTACTTTATCTGTTCCCGACACCGGAATCCGAACCGATTGAGGCGGCAGCCCGGGAACGGATAGCGCGGTATGTGAAAGAGCAACACCGCATTGGACGTGATATCCGGCTGTCAGCCATTTACGCCGCCCTGCATGTTGAGGGGGTTCAGCGTGTTGAACTGAACAGCCCTGCAAAAGATATCGTGATCAGTAATACACAGGCGTCATTTTGTACCGATGTGACCGTCACGGTCGGGGGTTCTGATGAGTAGCCGCCTGCTGCCGACCGGTTCCAGCCCGCTGGAATTTGCTGCCGCCGAAGCGTGTGCCGCGATAGAGCGCGTGCCGGTGCCGATAAAAACCCTGGTCAATCCTGATACCTGTCCGCTGCATCTGCTGCCGTATCTGGCGTGGGCGTGGTCGGTTGATCGCTGGGATGCAGACTGGCCGGAGCGGACAAAGCGGGATGTGATCAAATCCTCCATGTTCGTTCACAAACATAAGGGCACCATCGGGGCGCTGCGGCGTGTCGTGGAGCCGCTCGGCTATCTGATCAGCGTTACTGAGTGGTGGAAAACCGGCGACCGGAACGGGACATTCCGCCTGACGGTCGGCGTGTCAGAAAGTGGTATCACTGAAGAAACCTATTACGAGCTTGAGCGCCTGATATTTGATGCCCGTCCGGTCAGCCGTCACCTGCTGGGGCTGTCTATCCGGCTGAGTACATCCGGACATTTTTACTGCGGTGCCGCCACCAATACCGGCGACACGCTGACTGTTTATCCGTATATCCCGGAAACCGTCCGGGTGGAAAGCGCGGACTATCTCGGTGCTGCGCTGATAACCATTGATAAAGTGAGAGTAAACCCATGACAGCAAAGTATTTCGCTATCCTGACGAACTACGGCGCGGCACAGCTGGCGAACGCTGTCGCGCTGGGTACGCAGATGAATATTTCCACAATGGCGGTCGGTGACGGTGGCGGAACGCTGCCGGTTCCTGATCCGGCACAGACAAAGTTAGTCCGCGAAACCCGCAGGGCGGCAGTCAATCAGGTATCTATTGACGAGAAAAACCCCAATTTCATCATTGCCGAACAGGTGATCCCTGAAAATGAGGGCGGTTGGTTCATCCGTGAAATCGGCCTGTTTGATGATAACGGCGGTCTGATCGCGGTCGGCAACGCCCCGGAAACCTACAAGCCGAATTTACAGGAGGGGTCTGGCCGGACGCAGGTTATTCAGATGGTGCTGATGGTCAGCAGCACACAGGCCATCACCCTGAAAGTGGATCCGTCCGTGGTTCTGGCAACCCGGGAGTATGTGACAAAAAGTGTTGATGCCGCGATTCAGGCATCAGAGGCTAAAGCTGCAAAAATTTACGCAACTAAAACAGAGTTAAGTTCAGGGTTGTCGGGTAAACAGCCGACAGGCGACTACGCAACCAGGACGGAATTAAATAACGGTCTGTCAGGTAAGCAGCCAACCGGCGACTATGCCACAAAAACAGAAGTAAACAGCAAACTTGCCAAAGACCAGAACGGCGCAGATATCCCGAACAAAGATACCTTTATCAAAAACCTTGGTTTAGGAGAAATTTATGCCACCTGGGAGGATGTAGGGCAAAAACTGGATAAGTCAAAGGTAACTAACTCGCTGATTAACAGCCGGGAACTTGTTCCGACTACTGCACTGATGATTGATAATCTGGCGCTGAAACAGCCCGTCGGTGATTATCAGCCAAAGGGTGAATATGCATTGTTAAGTGATTTAAAGTCACTCATCAAGCCGGGTTTCACTATGCAGACAATCCTTGATGAGGCGGATATTGCCCCGCCGTGGTATTTGATCAACGGTGACAGATACGGGTTAGACACCCCGCAGGGAAAAGTATTGCGGGCATTTTCTGCTGACCTCAAAGCGCGCTGGAATATCACTCAGACAGCAGAAACAATTACCTTACCAAAAACTTTACAATCTGATGGACGGATGCCGTTCCCGCGCCCGGTAAACGGAACAGGCCGTAAAACAGGTTCAGTTTCCGGGGATACTATCCGTAACTTTACCGGTGAATTAGGTTATGAAGCCAACTACGGCCTGACAACCGGCGAACGTGATGTGAGTGGAGTGTTCCGTGCTTATGGTGCATCCAAAGGCTCATTTACGGGTGGTGGCGGCGGCAGAAGTCTCAACATTATGTTTGACCCGTCAACAGTTGTTCCGACCGGGCCGGAAAACAAACCGCTCGATGTGGGCGTAACCTGGATTATGTATTTAGGAGTGTAATTCAATGAAAGATATAAACTATTACTATAATGCAGAGCATCCGTTACATCCTCTCATCGGGCAGGGCTATGCAAACGAGGGATCTCTCCCGCCACTGAATGCGCTGCGTATTGAACCTGATTTTCAGGAAGGTTTTTGTCCGTGCGAGAAAGATGGTGCATGGATTAATATCCCGGATTATCGCGGTGTGACAGCCTGGGACAAAGAGACGGCGCGGGCGGTAATTATTGATGATGTGGGCGAGTTGCCTGACACTCTCACCACTATTGCGCCTGATGTGGATTACCCGAAGTGGAACGGCAAAAAGTGGGTAACGGATAAAACAGCAAAAATGGAAAACGATATTGCGGAAGCCGGGGCGAAAAAGCAGTATCTGATAGCAGAAGTCAATACAGAAACTCAGATACTGCAAACAAAACTGGCACTTGGCCGGATCAAAGATGATGAAAAAGCGCGGTTAAACGCCTGGCTGGATTATCTGGACGAACTGGAAGCGGTGGACGTGTCCACCGCCCCGGATATTATCTGGCCGGTGAAACCGGTGGCGTAGGCCATTCTGTCCCGGCACCGGCAGATGCGTCGGTATCAGTGACTTTCACACTGTAAATTTCCCATTCTGTCAGTTTTGCCCGGTCTGTGTCAGTTGCCATGTTGAGGCGTATTTTACGCTCTAGCATGGCAATTTCCTGTTCGGCTTCTGCCAACAGCGACTGTTTCTGACTTTCGGCAACAGCGACCTCATGCGCGTGCTGTTCTGCTTTATCTGTCACCCACTTTTCCCCGTCCCACTTATCAAAAGGTGTTTGCGGCTCAAGTAATGTCAGGTTATCCGGCAGCGCACCGACTGTGTTTATCAGGACTTTTTCTTTTGTGGTTTTGTCATAACCGGTTTTACCGCGATGGTCTTCCACATGCAGCCAGTGTTTACCGTCCTCACTTCTGACAATGGCAAATCCCGGTGCGGGTAATTCCGGTTCGTCTGTGTAAGCATCACCGACTACGGAAAAACCAAACGGAACGTAGTCCATAGCGGTGCCTGTATATTCCCGTGTAAGCGGGTGTGCCCTGTAGATTTTTGCCCATCCCGGCATCGTAGCCAGCCCGTTTTCATCAAATACCGCATACTGAATTTCAGTGCTGTAATCTGCCATCTTAAATAACCCTCGTAATATAAATGACCGCTTTGTTTACCGGTCTGAATTCATTTGCTGTTCTTACCTGACGGGAGGCATCAAAGGAGTATGCAATAGAGTTTCCGTTTGCTCCGGCTGCGCGTCCGCCAATGTTGACTGAGTGCCTGAATACCCCCTCAGAAAAATCCCCGCCCTCAATAGTCGGATTGCCAAAGCGGCCAGTCAGGTTCTGCATAGCATCGCTCTGGACACTGCCCAGCACTCGCCCGGGGTCAATGTTTTTACCGCTGTCCAAACCCCGCTTAAATAATCCCCTGTCATCAGGGAGTTTCAGCCCCGGGAATATTTTGGCGAGTTCAGGGTAATCAGAAGCGCTGAAAGATCGTCCGTCATTTGCTAAAAAGTTTTCAGGGATAGTCGCTGTTGACTGCCATTCGATAGTTGCCCCGATTGGAATCCCCACAATACGGTTTTCACGTATGCTGCCGTTGCTGTTTAAATAACGCGCTGTCACAACGGCATTGAAATCAACAAAAATCTGGCCGGTATCAGCTTGCCCCCCGGATGAAACAGAAATTCCTTTGATATATTTCACACCTATACCGCCGGAAAAGACCCCGTTAAATCCTCTGCCGGGCATTTCATTAATTTCACTGAAGCGATAATAATTACCGGCAGGCTGCTTTTCATTAAGCGCATCAGTCACACTTTTCTGGCTCATGACATCTTTTGTTGACGAACCAGTCCCCTGAACCACACCACTTTTTGCCGCTTCTCCCAAACCAAGGTTTCCGGGAATGCAGCCATAACCGGATAAATCCGTAATAATCCCGCAATTACAGCAAACATGAGGGAAAACAATGGCTGTCATCGGCTATATCCGCGTATCAACAACTGACCAAAACAGCGATTTACAGCGAAACGCGCTCATCAGCATAAATTGCGCTCAGATTTTTGAGGACAAAATGAGCGGTAAAACCGCCGTCAGGCCGGGGCTGAAACGGGCATTAAAGGCCATTCAGCCGGGCGATACACTGGCAGTGTGGAAACTGGACAGGCTCGGGCGCAGTGTCAAAAACCTGATAGCCCTGATATCTGATCTGCACGAACGCGGCGCACACTTCCGGTCACTGACGGACAGTATCGACACCAGCACCGCGATGGGGCGCTTTTTCTTTCACGTCATGTCAGCACTGGCAGAAATGGAACGCGAGCTGATAGTAGAGCGCACGCTGGCAGGATTGGCCGCGGCGAGAGCGCAGGGCAGAATCGGAGGACGACCAGCGGCACTGACACAGAATGACCGGGAGCAAATCGGCCGCCTGCTGGATAAAGGACATTCCCGGCAGCAGTTGGCAATTATTTATGGTGTGGGGGTATCGACTATTTACCGGTATTTTCCGGCTGAAGACCGGGGAAAGAAGTAAAACATAACTTTCCGGGCGCAGGAGAAAAACAAAGAAAGAGCGCGTTGTTGTAGCGTGCTCTCTTACAACACCAACCGCACGACATCACGCCATATCAATAACACCATAGAAAGCACCAAAAAGAGGAGCTTCTTTCTATGGCACAAGATTATCATCACGGCGTGCGGGTCATTGAAATTAATGACGGCACACGCCCTATCCGTACGGTCAGCACGGCAATTGTCGGCATGGTCTGTACCGCTGACGATGCAGACGCAAAACAATTCCCGCTGAACAAACCCGTTCTGGTGACGGATATCCGTTCCGCGCTCGGCAAGGCCGGGGATACCGGCACGCTGGCGCACTCACTCCAGGCAATCAGCGACCAGACCAAACCGGTAACGGTTGTTGTCCGCGTTGAACAGGGTGAAAGCGAAGCCGAAACCACATCAAATATTATCGGTGGCACGACTGACGACGGACGCAAAACCGGCATGCAGGCGCTGCTCGTCGCAAAAGCACATACCGGCGTTAAGCCCCGCATTATCGGTGTTCCCGGGCATGACACGCAGGCAGTCACATCAAAACTGGTCACGATTGCACAGACACTGCGGGCATTTGCCTATGCCAGCGCCTACGGCTGCCAGACCATTCCGGAAGTACTGGACTACCGCAAAAACTTCAGCCAGCGTGAACTGATGCTGATTTACCCTGATTTTCTGTCGTGGGATTCCGTCAAAAGTGCAGAGGCCACTGCTTACGCAACAGCGCGGGCGCTGGGACTGCGTGCAAAAATCGACGAAGAAATCGGCTGGCATAAAACCCTGTCAAATATCGGGGTGAATGGTGTGACCGGTATTTCTGCCGATGTGTCATGGGAATTGCAGGATCCGGCAACTGATGCCGGTCTGCTGAATGAAAACGACATCACCACCCTTATCCGCGAAGATGGTTTCCGTTTCTGGGGTTCCCGCACCTGTTCTGATGATCCGCTGTTTGCCTTTGAAAACTACACCCGCACCGCACAGGTACTGGCTGACACCATGGCAGAGGCGCATATGTGGGCGGTTGATAAGCAGATGAGCCCGACACTGGTCAAAGACATGATCGACGGTATCAACGCCAAAATGCGCAGCCTG